TACCTACTAGTTCGTAATCTATAAACGCCATTTGGTTGGTTACTTGAACGTTTTTTAGTTCGCGTTCTATGTAGTGTTTGAAAGCTTGGTTAACAAAGTACGCAAAGTCGCCGCTGTGGTTGTCGTGGCAAATGTTTCGTATTTTGATAGCCTTATAATAAGGCGCTAGGGCCTGAATCAATTGTACTTTAAACATAAAACCGACGTCAAACGCTTGCTGGTTGCTCATGTTTTGCGGTAAGGCGTGGCCGCCTCTAGTCGTTTGGGCGTTAAAACCGTCTAGATAGTCGCCTAAATCTAGTATATAAAGCGTGTCGCTGTTCTGTTTTTCTAGCGTGTAACTTACCATTTGCTTAAGGCGTTCAAATAGTATTGTTTCGTTCCATTCAGTAGCGTACATGCTGCGCCCTTTATCGCTGGCGTCCATTCCTATATGCACGTCTGTAAAAACTAGCTTGTCGAATAGGCCGTTAAAGGTTCTAGGTTGGCGCTTTTCTATTTCTAGTTTCGGCGCGTCTTTAATTAGGGCCTCAAAGTCTATATTTTTAATGTCGAAGTCGTTACCAAAAGACGGGTTTCTAAAAAATAAACTAGCGTCGTTTGTTTTAAGCCAGCCATGCTTAACGTCTTTGTCGTCTAGGCCTAGTTCGTTAGCTTTGTTTTTAATGGCTCTATACTGCGCCACCACGTCAAATTCTTCGCGCGTTATTCTAGGTCTAAATTTACTCATAAAGGGTATTTTGAAAATTTTAAAAGCCAGTTTGTAATAAACCCCATGCCGAAACCAATTATAAATAGCCACAAGTTAGCTTTCGTTTTTTTATTGCGTTCGGTTTTCCACTTAACGACCTCTACTTTTTGTAACATTTTGATAGTGTCGCGCTTTAGCTTGTATTCTATTCGTGTTTCAAAGCGTGTTTTAGGCACTTCTAATCGCTTGTAACGCACGATTGTATCTTTTTGGACTATTACCTTTTCCCAATAAATTGAGTCTCTTAAAACGTACGGAATTGAGTCTATTGTAGAAATGCGGATTGTATCAGCGGACTCCCCTACGCTAAATCCTTTTTTTATTGCTCTGCGGATGTGGTAGTTAGCCGAGCAGCTTGTCGCAAAAATCGCCAATATTAGCGACAAAATCAAAATTAGTTTTTTCATATTAGCCTATATTCAAATTTCTTATTATAAATTTTTGCCATTTTGTAAAGTATAGAAAGCGTTAAGCCTCCTTGCATTTCTCTTCTTTCTATTTCAAGCATTGATTGCGCAGTACACCCATACATTTCAGCAACTTGTTGAAGTGACATATTTCTTTTTAGCCTTTCATTTTTTATATACCCAATTACTGGCGGTTTTTCATAATCAGTAAATCCATTTTCCCACATTAAACATTCTTGACTTTTAAAATAGTTTATTATTTCGTCATTGTAATAAAACCATTCACCATTTGAACTATATTCTTTAAACAACAAATGCAATTCTTTCTCCAAATCAAAATCACCTTTGATAAGATGCAACACCTCTAATTTAACGGGGCTAGATACTTGTAGTTGCGAAAGTCTTTTATGAATGTTTTTAGTGTATCCAATTTTTAAGTATTCGTTTTGATGAGCAATTAAGTATATCATATTTTATAAGGTTTTATGCTTACAAATATAGTTAAATTAATTTATTTTTAAGGTTGGCAAACATATTTTTTAAGGCTTTAGGCTGAAATTTCCCAGTGCATCCAGTCGTAGTTCTTAACTCGGCCAAGGTTAATAAAACCGTGTTTTTCAAATACGCGGTGCAATTCGTTGTACTCAGGGCGTGCAAAGCGTGCCGTTTTACTAGTTTCCTTTAGCGTGTTTCTAGCGGGGTCTAAATCTATGGCAATACCCCACGCGTGCTTTGACCAACTAGAACCGCCGCGCATTTTTCGAAAGTTAAAACAACCCCCGTAAAGGTCTATACCGAGCTCAACAATACGTTCGTACCCATACACCGCTAAAAGTTCGTTAAACACGCTTAAAAAGCGTTGTGCTACGTCTTTATGGCAACGCATCTTTGTTACTTTAGTGTCTAAATCCCATGCTATGCGCATAGGGTAAGGCAAATTGATAGTAGTTAAGTACGTTCCGCGCTCGTTTGGCGTTCCGTATTTTGCTAGGGCTTGTGCAGTTGTTAGCATAACTTAAGTGTTTTTCTCCTCAATTAAGTAAATAACCCCGGCAACGTATCACCGGGGGGTTCTCAGTTAAAACTGAGTGTAGTATGCGCAATCAATTACGTACTTGTGCGCCGAACTCTCCCTAGTGTGCATTGTTAAGAGGCGTGGAGGTACATTATTGTAATTCTTCTTTTATCTTTTTATTCCAAACGCTTAGGCCGAGGGCCGCAGCTGAGTAACTTAGTAAGCCTATAAACACAAATTCTTTAACCTCAAACGTACGGAAAAACGGAATACATGAGTAAAGAACCGCGATCCAAAACGAGGTAAATGCGCCTAATCTTTTAATAGACCATTTGCCGTTAGGCCTTAAAGTTTCGTTTATAAGTTTTTTTATCATTTGGCAGTATAGCTAGTAGCTTTTCTGGTATGTCTATTCGTGTTTTTGTAGCTGCTCTAAAGCTTTGTTGTTTGTAGCAGTCGTATAGCGCCGTTTCTACTTTATTAAGTCGGTTATCGGTATGCCATAACCATAGGCAAAGAACACCCGTAACGCCATATTTTTTTACTATGGTTACAAATTCAGTCATTTAGAAAACCATTATAGCGTTATTATACCCGTTGTCGTTGTAACGCTGTCCACAACGTCCAAAACACGTACCTACGCAGTCGCACGCGTCAATCATGGGGCGTAAGTCGGTGTCGCGGTTTTGTAAGCTAGTAAATAATTGAAACAAATTTTTGTTAGCTAGTAACCATCTAGACAAACGGGCTTCAAAGAAACTGGCTTTTTGTGCGTAGTGTTCCATCGAAAACGCAACCTCAGCACGGCTAACGCTATTCGAGTAGTCGCCGTTTTGTGTTTGAATACCCTTGTTTTTAAGTTGGTAAGATAGCCCGAAAACTGCATCTTCGGCCGAACGCCACGCTACAACGGGCTGAATAAACGATACTAGTTCTTCTTCGTCAGGGGTTAATGTTTGGTCATTGTACGCAGCTAGTAAGTAGTTGTAAAACACAGAACCCAAAATAGGCTGTACGCGTAAGTCCGATTGCGTTTTAATGTATGGCGTTACGTCTGTAACGTCTACGTTCGCCGTAATTGGCGTGTTCGTCTTTAGGTAGTTTTCAGTTATAAAGTAAATCATTTCGCGGGAATTTCTAAAGGTGGTAAACTAGCCAAAGCGCGTAATTCGTTAGGTGTCATTTGTTCAATAACTTTTTGCGCTACGCTGGCTTCTAAACTACTCAATGCGTCAACTATTTTTAAAACTTTTTCGTCGCGTTCTACAATAGTTTCATTAATAATTTGAAAGTTCTTTACACTAAATTCAGCGCTTAGACGGCTTATATTTATTAACTCTTGGAAAATTTCTACAACTTGTTCGCGTAACGGAATTACCACGTTCTTTTCAAAGATAACGTAGGCTTGTTTAATGTCAGCGCCACCACCTAGCGATCCAGTTGTACGCACACCCATTAATATAGGGTCGATTGTATGGGCAAAGCATATTTGCTCCGTGTTTAAAGCGCTAGCCTCTTGAAATAATTTGTCGTTTTGGTTAACTGGGATGCTTTCAATTTTAGGCAATTGGTCCTGGCTATTAGCAAAAAATGCAACACCTTTACCAGCGTTGGCCGCGCCTTTCATTCTGTCGATAGTGTCGCGTAACACTTTCTTTTCTTCTTCGCTTTGTGGGCGTTTAGGGAAAAGCATAGCAAAAGACGGGAAAATAGAGTTTTGAATGTTCGACTTTGCAAAATATGAAAGCTCACCCGAAAGGAAAGCAAAGTTTAAAGCGCTAGAATATTGCGGTAATGGATAGTAGTCTTGACCAATGCTAGGCAATTCGTAAGCCCAAAGCTGGCATTTGTCAGGGCAAAGCGGGTGAAATGGTTTTATTTCTTCTACGTCAATTCTAGACGACCAGTCTTCGCATAAATAGTAGCGGTCTTTTTTGTTATTGATACGGACCTTTTCAGGGCTTACATTTTCAATGCTTTTTACCTTACCTTTTTCGTCAAAGTACAACTTAAAGTAAACGCGGTGGTGCATTACTAGCTGTTTTGTAATAGCCTTTACAGACTTTGAAAGGCGCATTTTCTTTTCCCATGTGTAAAGCGCTAGTTTTTCGTCAGGTGTAAGCTTGTCCGTTTTTAGTTCGTAACCCGCACCGATAGCAGCGTTTACTTTAAAGTCTACAATAGCCCCGTGTAAAGGCGACATGTAGTAAAGTTGGTTTAACGTTTCGGGGAAAAGGTTGTCTTGTCCGAATGGAACGTAGCCAGCTACTTGGTAGCGTCCATTAACGTAAGGCAACGTAAGGTTACCGCCGCCAATTTTACCAAACGGCGTACTGAATGACTGGTAGCCCTCTAGCACTTCGGTTTTAGGTTGTTTGAATCTATCGAAAATTCCCATTGTTTAGTCGTATATCGAAGAAACGGCAACGCCAGCAACAACCATGCGGCCTTCTTCTATTAAATTTAAGTCTGTTGTATTCGTGTTTTCGTCTACTATTATAGGCGTGTCACTTTCAAACACGCTGTATTTGTATTGGCCTTTGATTAGCGTAACGTCTACGCCTTCTTCTAAAGTGAAAAGGTTGTAACGTACTGGCCAGTTGCTAGTGTCTGTGCCAACCCAAAAGATAGGCTCTGTGGCGGTGTTATATTCACCCTCAAACACGAACAAATAGTATGGTTCAACTAACGTCGTTACTTCGCTTAAAGTAAGCGCAAACGTATTAATTTCCCCTTTGTCTATGTAAATCATAACTATATTAAAGTTCAAAAGCTTAACGTTCAAAAACACAAAACCCCCTAAAGAGGGGGCTAGTGTATTCCGAATAAAAGGACCTAATTACGCAGTAAGAAGACCGGGTACAATTGTAGGGTCAACAGCATAGGCCAAATTCTCGTTCTCAGCTACCAAAGTAAGTGAATACTTAGAGCCGTCAGCGCGGACAGTTCCCGAACCTTCGCCGTATGCAGTAACTTGCAAGAATGGGAAGTACCAAAAGTTTCCGTTTGCGTCACCGACAACAGCGTTCAAGTATTGTTGACCAGCAGCAAGAACTTTAATAGCGCGGCTTTTCTCTTGATCGCGGCGGTGGAACATTAAGTTAATAGTTTGAGTAACGTAGCTAGACCCGTTAATAAGGTCGATAGTTCCATCTTCTGTAAAGCTACCAGTATTACGTTTGAACTCTAGTTCAATGTATGGGGCAGTTTTTGTAATAGACGTAATTTCCCAGTTTGTACCAGTTTCGTTTGGTACGGCGCTAGTAATGTTGTCTTGTTGGTTAATGTAAAGTTTATAAATACCGCCTGAATTGTTCAAGCAGTCTTTTACGATTTCTTCTAAAGTAGCACAAGCCATTTTTTCTAGTTTTTATTTGTTAAAAAAAAGGGCGGCGTTTTATGGCCGCCCCGTATCATTTTAAATTGTGTTTATTGATTAGTCGAAACAAACGTTGTAAACTACAATTTGTGCTGGGTTTGTATAGTGGAAACCAGCTTTCAAGTTCGCACGTGTACGGATGTACGGCTCTGCAACTGAATCAGAAAGGTTAACCGCTTTCAATGCTTTAGCGTCGCCCTCTGCATCAAATGCGTAGATAAGGTCTGTTTTCAAAGCAAGAACCATAGTGTTAGCTGGCATACCTTCAGCAAGTACAATTTTAATACCCAAGAAAGTAGGCGCTAAAGGTGCAGTAACGTATGTTAAAGTATTACCAGAAGCCGCAGCAATTTGGTAGTTTACGAATACGTCGCTAGAAACGAACAAACGTAAGTCAGCACGCTTAGATTGTACGGCAGCTGGTGAAGCTTGAAGTACGGCAGTCATTTGTGCAAGAACGTTAGCGCTAGTAATAGCACCTGAGTAAAGACCTACAACAGCTTCGTCAGCGCAAAGTTTTTTCAAGTAACCATCGCAAAGGCTAAGAACTGGATCTGTGCTAGTGGTGTCACCTTGCCAACGGATAAGCTCTAAGTCGTTACCGATACGGCCAGCCATTTCATTCCAGTAGTAAGCCATGAAAGAAGGAACGCTAAAGTCGCCGTTAGAACCTTGCGACATTTGCAAAGCCAAGAAAGATTGCTCTAGGTCAAATTGACAGATAGAACTCATCGCACTTAAGGCACACACGTCAATATCGATGGCGTCTAGGTTGTCTGTAGGAGCGGTAAAATTGCACGTACTTGGTGCGAGGATGTTACCAAAACTCACAGACGCCAATTTAGTGGCACTTTTAATTGAAGGCAAAGTGCGATAGTTGTCGGCGATGTCTTCAGTCAAATAAGCTTTGCTGTAGAACTCGTCTGGGTTAGGACATAACAACGCGTTTGTGTCTACGTCCAAGTCAAATTTAAGATTTCTCATTTTGTTTGTTTTTATTTTGTTTTTATTTGTTTACTTGTTTGATGCGCGAAAGGCTTTGAACTTGTCAAATACGCTAGACATTTTTGTGTCTTTAGCCATTTCGATTTCTTCTTCTTCACGAATTACGCCCATTTCCTCGATTTGGTTTTTCAAGTCTGCTATCATTCCGATAACTGCGTTTACTTGTTCTTCGATGATAGGCATAACAACCGCTTTGATAGCTTCGGAGTCAGTAGCTGGATCAACTGCCAATGCAGCTTCAGTTACTTCTTCTTCTACTACTTCTTCTTCGGTTACGCTAGTGTCTTCTAAGGCTACATCTTCGGTAACTTCTTCTGTTACTTCGGCCATTTCAACTTCTTCTTTTTCTACTTCTTTTACTTCTACTACTTGGCCGTCTTTAACCACGTAGATTTTACCTTCAATAAGGTGTTCACCATCTGGGAAATTCATATTATTTTGTTTTAAGTGTTTACTTAATTTCATTCCCAAAAAGCCTTCAATAGAAAAACCTACTTGTTCGTTTTTTACTAGCGTATTGTAGTAGTCTACGTCGGTAACTTGAGCCGTTAACATTAAAGTGCCTTTAGGAACTTCGATGCCATAGGTTGTATATGCTTTATCTTGGGTTGGGTTTTCGACTATCCACGCCTCTAGAATGTAAGCGGGAACTTCTTTTTCTTGGTCATGCTCTAAATTGAAAACGTTGCGGTTTTGCAAGTCGCGCATAAACTTTACGTGTATTTGTTCAATTGTTTCCTCGTCAAATGTTACGTAGTATTCTTCCTCGTCGCGTCTGTAAATCTCCATCGGGATCATTGCGGGCGCAGTAACTCGGTATTTTAGTTCGTCAGCAAAGAAATGTTTTGCCACGTTTGAAAATGCTAGGCCCTTAACTTTAATAGCGGGGTTTGAGGTAAAGGCAATTTGTTCAATGCCTAAATCTTCGCCGTCGCTATACTCGGGGTCTATTGTAATTTTGTAAACGGGTAAGTCGTTAACCATAACGATATTAAAAAAAGCCTATATTTGTTCAAAAATTATTTACTATGGTTACTATTTTAAACAAACAAATTCCTAACGAATTAAACGAGTTGACTATACAGCAATTCGAAGACATTACAGAAATCCACTCAAACGAAAAGCTAGACCACGTCGAAAAACACTTAGAGGTTTTTAAGTACATGGGCGCACCTGAAGAAATTGAGGATATAGACTTTGAAGTTTTTAAGGAATATATCCGTATTTTCAACACGGCGAAAGCACCCGAAGGTATCTTGTTAAAACGCTTTGAAGCGGACGGCTATACATACCAAGCCTACGACGACGAATGGAAACTAAGCGCCAAAGAAACTAAGCTAATTGAAAAGATTTTAAACAACAAACACAAAGGCTACATTTCCGAAGTGCTAGCGGTATTGTTCAAACGTACGGACCTAGGGAAAAACGAACACTATACCGACGCGCATATCAAACACAAAGCTAAAATTATTAGACAAATGACAGCGGACGTTGCAGTTCCGTATCTAGTTGCAGTAGCCGAAACAATTAACAAACAAGTTCAAAGCCTTAATGAACCTACCGAATAGTTGGCACGACGTTAAGCTATACCAGTTTAAGGAACTCCGCGCGTTGAAAGATTCGGGCGGGTTCTTTAACATTCAGCTAGAAACCCTTGCGATTTTAGCGGACGTAAGCACGGACGAAATAGAAGAACTAACGCTAGAGGAAATAGCCGAGCTTTTCAAGTCTGTTAAGTGGGTGCTGAATGAGCCTAAAAAGGGGCTATCTAGTGAACTATCAATAGACGGGCAAACTTACCACTTACAACCATTCAAGAAACTAACGCTAGACGAGTTTATAGACCTTGAATATTTCCTACAAAACGACTATCTAGTACATATTTCGCACATTGTTTCCGTGTTTTGGCGGCGTACCCGTCTAGACGAATTGGAAAACGTACACTTTGAGCCGTATATTTTTAGCCCTTTCGAACGCCACGAACAATTCGACGACGTGGAAATAACAAAAGTCTACGGAATACTAAACGAGTACCTTAAATTTCGGGAAAATTTCATGCAAAAGTACGCGGCTTTGTTCAATAGTGACGACCAACCAGACGACGAAAAGCTAAACCCCAAAGACTTTGATAGCATTGAGGAATATAAAGACGAATTAAAGGCCCAAGAACAAAGCAAAAAAGCCCGCAAGTGGGGATGGGAAAGTTTAATTTATGATTTGTGCGAGGGTGACTTTACAAAAATAAAAGCAGTCGGTGAACTGCCCTTAATCTTAGTCTTTAATATGTTAGCAATGCGTAAAGAAATGGGCTTACTTGAAACCCCTAAACTTTAGCGGCCAGTTAAAGTCGCCACCGATTGGCTCGAACGTGTAAATAATACTTTTCTTTTCGCCCAAAATTCTAGCTACTTGTAAGATAGGGTAGCGCTTTGCCATCCATTCGGTGTACTGAGCGTAAATTTCGGCGGTTGTACCCTCGGCGTTTAGGCGTTGGGTAAGCTTTGCGCATAGATCAAAAGATAGCATATTTTCAGTTCCGTTATTTAGGTAACCGAAATAGTACATTGCTAGTATCTGTATTTCTAATTCACCTAGCGCGGGTATCTTTGCGTTAATACGGATTGAATCATAAAGCGCCTCGGTGTCTATTAAAGCTTCTTCGGCAATAATACGCTTTAAGGTCTTCGCAATTTTGTTACGCGTCTTGTAAAGTACGTTAAACGTCCCGTCGTTTTTATATGCCATTACTCACCTTTTAAGCGTTTCAACTCCTCAAACACAGCGAGCAATTCAGCTTCCTTTTGAGCGATTAATTCCTCGGCTGTTGGTTCGTCTACCTCTATAAATTCAACGCGAACAAGTCCGTTATCGTCGTATATTTCGTTTCTTACTTGTGGCATGGTTTAGGCTTTAGTTATTCCGATAAATGGCAAAATTGAATTTACACCTTGATTTGGATTCATCGGAGATGGGGAGCTTGTCCCAAATGTTATAGTTCGAGTAAGAGCTGTAATGGGTGTTATTGTTAAAACAGCTATGTTTATTGCATTAGCAACTGAGATTCCACTTATTGAACCACTTGGGACTGCGTTGCAATGAAATGCAAGCCAATAAGTTGTTCCAGCATTAAAAGTAAATGTAGTTGCTGCTGTTTTGACTCCGCTTGTACTCAAGTCAAGATTAGCGCTTTCAAATAGTTTTGTTGTTGGCACTCCGTTTGTGTCCTGATATACTAAAATTCTGGCCAAATTGCCAGCAACTCCAACGGGTACATTTAAATAAAATCCATTTGCAGTAAATGAAAAACGAGGAATGTAAGGATAGGCAATACATTGGTTTGCTTGCATTGTAAAGTTACCAATACTTGTGCCATTGACAGCGGCGCTTGTTGCGAAAGCTGATGTAAATCCATTAAAATTTAGTGGAGTATGCACACCACTCGCACCACCACCACCACTATACTGAGGTATATTCAAGGTCGAACCAACCAAAGTAGCCGCTCCACTTGTGCCCGTTGTTGTCAGGGTAAGCGCATCTTGTTTGTTGTTAAACGCTATCCAATCCGCTGAGCTCAAATAGCCATCATCCAAAGAGCCGCTTTGTCTAATTGATAGGTCAGGGGTTGTGCCACCCGTTGATTCTATCGGTGCTGTTGCTGTTACGTCTGTAACCCCACCCGCGCCCGCTGCTGCGTCTATAATTTCTTGTCCCGTGATAGACTTTGATACGTAACCCGTACCCGTGAACTCGGCTATTTCTAGCAAGTCAGCACCCGCAAGGTTAGCGCCTTTTGCTGGTAGTTGCGATATTTTAATTTTCGGGTTCATCTTAACCTAGAATAATACATATTTTACCATAGCGCATTCCTAGCGTATCAAATTGCAAGCCGTCTTTTGGTGTAATAATTGCGCCCGTTGGAAAATCTAAGTCGTCTGTATACTCGCCAACAACGTTAACACCATTAATAGTTAACCATTCAAAAGAGGCTGTTTCTAAAATCATTATACGATCAATCTTAGCTTGAAAAGAGCCAGCATTGCTCATTGTATACGTTCCGTTGTTTGCGGCTAGTTCGCCTAGTAGGTTTGTGCTCATAACAATATTATTTTAATTAGTCGGCTTGTTTTAGCGGAACGGCGCAATCCGTCCAATTGTTTACGCAGAATGTAGCGGACATAACCCACCCCGCGGCGTAGTCTAAAAGGTCGTTGTTTAACGGCGTGAAAGTCGGCGTATCTACGAAGTCAAAGTCGTAGTTTGTCGAATTGATAAAGTACGTGAACAAGTCGTACAATATTTGCTGGCAGTCGGACAAAATTACGTTAATGTTTGCGCGGTCTTTTTGTATAATATCAAAACAATAGATGTCTAGCACAAAGTCATTCGTGTTTTCGGTGGCCAAAGCTGACACGGGAACTATAAAAACAATGGGGTATTTTTCATCCTTAGTGGCGAAATTAAACATTTGTTCCTGAAAGTCCGACCCAACCTTTTTGACTTGTATATGGTTGTTGTAAAACGTTTCTATTTCGTTTATTAATGCTTGGTAACTTGTCATAACTCAGACCCTTGTTTAATTTTATTGATTTTACTTTGTGTGCTTGTAATGTCGCTTTCGCTTACAACCGCTTGCACTACTATATTTTGGTTAGTGTTTACGCTCTTTGGCTGGCCTACGCTGTTTAACTGGTTACCTTGTCCGAACATTTGAACGGCAGGCGTTAAAGGTGTAACGCTAGTAGACGGGCCACTAGGTGAAGCACCACCGCCACCGCTTACCGTTCCGCTAGGGTTGCTTAGTAGCGTTTTTGCTTTGGCAATGTTTGTGGTAATTTGTAAGATACCACTAGCGAACTGCGCAATACCAGCGGCACCTGCTGACACCCCGTTAAAAGGGTTAGCATTTGATGCAGCAACCAAAGCCGATATAGCCTTAGCCGTGTCAATACCTATCTGGATCAATGCACTAGCTTTGTTAAAGTTTTCTAGTTTCTTTTGGTCCTTAATAAAGGCGTTGCCTAGCGCGCCTATGCCGTTTACTACATCACTAGCTATTGTTAATTTTGCGTCGCGTTCGTTTTTAGCGTCTTCGATTTTCTTTAGACTAGCTTCTTTTTCTTCTTTTGCTACCTTGTCGTTTATAGCTTTTATTTCGGCTGCTCGTTTTTCCTCTAGCGCTTTGGTGTCCATTCCGTATTGCTCGGCTAGGGCTATAAGTTCAAAGTAACGCGTTTGTATTTCGTCTTTTTGGCGTTCCGTTTCAGTCATGCGTAACACGCGCAATTGTTCTTCAAAGTCTTCTTGTCTTTGTAGCTGGACGTTTTCATTTTCCTTAATTGCTTTGGCTATGTCAGCTTGTCGTTTGGCGGCGGCGTCGACTTCAACTTTCGCGGCTTTGTCTAGTTCGGCTTGTTTTTGGTCGTTGTACAACTTTGTTAAACGTACCTTTTCAGCACCTGTAAGGTTTTCGTTTTTCTTTACGTCTTCGATTAGTCGTCTGTACTTTTCATTCGTGGCTGCTAGTTCACGTTCGTTGTCGTTTGCAATTAAAGCTATTTCGATGTCCTTAATTGTGCGCGCTGCATCTAGTCTATTCTTAGCATAAGCCTTAGCGTTTTCCTTTCGTTTTTCAGCAGCAGCTTTGGCGTTAGCTTCTTGTTCGGCTGCGTCCTGAATTTCTAGCAATTGACGTTCTTTGCGGCCATCGCTTAAAATCTTTTTTTCAGCGGCCATTTGTTCGCGTAATTTCTTGCGCTTTTCTAGGTTGTCCTTTGACGCAATGGCTTGTAATGCGGCGTATTCTTTTTGGGCATCGCTGTAACGGCCTTGCGCCTCTTTGCTTATTGCTTTTGACTTGGCTATTTCTAGGTCTGTGGTATCTTTACCCGCTGCCTTTGCTTTGGCTATTTCTATGTCGTATGCGTCTACTATTTTTTCAGTTCGTTTCTTAGAACTTTCGGCGGCCTTTTCGTTAGCCTTACCCATCTTTTCGGCGTTTTCCTCAGCGGCGTAATTCGTTAAGCCCATCCAGTCGGTCATGTCTTTGAACCCCTGAATTATAGCGTTAATAGGCATCATTAAAATGTCTAGCGCTTTTTGCAATACGCCAATTTTAGCTAAGAACATTACTATGCCCGCAACTATTGCAATGATTACAGCGGCCAATAAAAAGATAGGGTTAGCCAGAATTTGAACGCCTAGCTTTACGAAAGCTCCGCCCAAAGTTTTTACCATTCCCGTAATGCCTTTTAACGCGCCTGAAATGTCAGCTTTACCAATAGAGCCTAAGTTCTTTGCAAAAACTTTTGACTTTTCGTTAGCCTCGGCAAAGTCCAAAGACATTAAACTAGACTTGATCCCGTCGAATGAGTTACTGACTTGTTCGAATTTAGAACCCGAAGCGAACACGTTTACCGCGTCGTTAGCGTCTTTTATTCTATCGGTAAGTTCACCCGCCTTTTTGGCTAGGGCCTCCATTTGTGCGGGGTCGGATGCCGCTGCGATTTCGGCTTTTAATTGCCTAAGTTCGGCTTTCATTGAGCCGACGCCCGTAAGTTTTAAAGGTATTTGTACTTCATTCATAACTATATTACCTTTTTAGTAGGTGCGAATTTCTAACGTTGTGTTGTTTAGTATGTCGTCTTCGTGCGCGTGTCCGCTAGTGTTACACGTAACTATTACTATATTGCCGTCCGTGTTTATGTAGGCGCTTGTCAAGTGGTCATGGTTAACGTTGTTAATCATTACGTAAGTGCTTAACGGGTCTAGCGGTGTCGTTGGCGTTCCTAAGTATTCACCCGCGCCCGTTCTAGTCCATGTAACTACGTCTAAGTTATTGGCTAATTCTAAGGCCTCAGGCGCAGCCGTTCCCACTTGTGTAAGGTTAGCTATATACCCGCCTCTTTGCGTTGCTATGCCGTTAATTCTAGGCGTTATAATTCCGTCTTCGTTTAGCGTTTGGTCGTCGCCAATTACTACACCTCGAACGCCTTGCGCTATTGTGTTACGCGTGCCGTATACCGCTACGTTTGCACCCTCTAAGATTAGGTTACCCGAAGCCATGCGCGACTGCATTACAGACGACAAAGCCACCTGAGTGGTAACGCTTGGCGCGGTTGCCCCCGTGTTGGTAATAAACGGCGCTAGGTCTATTTCGCTATCTACGCTTATTAGTTCTACTTTGGTAAGCGTGTCCGTGTTTGCGTTGTAATCTATTACGCGGTTAATATTCCACCAACTATTATCAATTCGGATTTTGTCGTTAAGCTTTAGGCCGTTAATGTCGCGCTCGTCTAGCTTAAACATAGCCGTAAGCATTTTACCCTCGTTAATTTGGTTAATTGTACGTCGCCAGTATAGGTTATAAAGGTTGTTGTTCGTTAGCGTTTGCGGTTGGTAGTAATAAAAGTCGCACGTGCCAAAGTTCAAGTCGAAGCTAGGCGTTATTGCGTTGTCGAAATGCGTAATAGCTGGGTACGTTGTAACGTTGTAAGTTCCAGTTACACCGCCGTCAATCAAAGCGTAGTTTCCGCATGGTTGTTCGCCGCCGTCGTATAGTATTCTAAGGTTGGTTTTTGGCGCTTGTCCGTCAATCATTGGCACAATAGCCCCGAATGTAGTTGACGTGATAGGCGTAGGGCCAAAGATTAGTTCTTTCGTGTCTATGTCTTTAACGTACTCGCTATTGAAAATGTATTCTAGTTGCCCGTAAATTTCGCGGGTGGTGTCAAAATACAGCTTGTTTGCGCTGTCCGTGTCTTGTTTGTATGTTAAGATTAGGCGCTTGTTTGTTACGTCGGGTAAAAACTCTAGGTTTTGTTCGCGGTCTTTAGCTAGTTTCTTTGTCCAATCTTTCTCAGCGCCGTTGTCGTAGTATTCGTCGCGGTGTCTTAAAATTATATTATTTGGTTGTTCGGGGTCTACGTCAGCGAATAGGTTGTACATTGTAAAGATTGACTTCACAAAATCGCTTTGCTTTATCTTAGCTGGCACGTATTCATTCATTGTAACAAACCCGCCTATTGGTTGGGTGTTGCTATTCGGCATTATTTGAACCTGAATGTCTATAATGTCCAAATTCACGTTAACCGATGCTAGCGTGTTCGTGGTCGTTGTTCGCCACTTTGTACCGCCGTTTTGCCAGTTCGTAGACAAAATGCCCGCGGCCGTTGTAAGAATGTCGCCCGTGTTTATGTAGCCAGTTGGGCTTGTTATTACCAAGTTGGCGTAAGTTCCAAATATAGTAAGCCCCGAAGCTAACGGGGTGTCGATTGTAATAGGTGTAAGAGAGCCTATTGTGCCTTGTTGTGACGGGTTTAAAGCTTTGACGAACGGGTAAAATGTAACGTTTTGAGGTGCGCCACTTAGATACGCCCTAACTGGTGACGCGCTAGTGTTTTCGAATGTAACTTCGTAGGTAATTGTAATGTTAAATTCGTAGCCTTGAGATGCCGCGGGGTCTGTGTCCGTTGGTGCGGTGTATTCACCCGTCACGGGGTTAAAAATACTTTGCGTGTCTAGTTCCTCAGTCCACCCAGTAAGCGTTTCTTGAAAGGTATAAAAGTTACCTAGCGAGGGGGTTTGTGAAGTTGCCCATGTATTGTTAGCTTTAACCTTGTAGTCCGTCCAGTCTATTTGATTTTCGTCGCCGTTGTAAGGAATTAACAACTTGTCAAAGCGTGCAGCTTGTAAGCCCGCCCAAGTGTACGTAAAACCAGCGTTTGCAAAGATACGATCAAAGTAAGTCTTTGCGTAAATAGCTGGCTTAAGTTGGCGAACGTTATAAAGGTTGTCGTTGTCGTATGGCAACACGTATTTGTAGCCGTTGGCTTGCGTAAAGCCATACGTTGCAATTATGCTTGTCGAGTTTGAGTAATGGTTTAAGTCTGAAAAGTCTATGTCTGTTAATTCGGCGTTTGTAATGGCCGTGAATAACTCAGCTTTCGTGTCTTTTATTAACACTTCATAGTTAACAACTTGTTCGTACGCGTCAGTTGTTTGGTATTTATTTACGGCAATGAGTTGCAATATTGCATCCTCTAGAATGATTACGTCGTTTTGTAGGACCTGACAACGCGTTAGCTGCGTAATGTCAAACGTTCCCGCCTGAATGTTTACGTCGTAGTAATGGTTAAGAAGTTGGTTGTTGTTGTCCGTTGCTGGCAGTACAATAGTCTTTGAAAATGTACCCGTTCGCTTTGTTATGTCGCGTATTTCGCCAACTGAAAACGTAAGGGGAAAATTAACGTCGTCGCGTACGTCTAGCACGCCGCTTTGTAATACTATCTTAACCATTTATCGCGTCGTTATTTGCAAGCTTAACGTTTATAGTTTGCTTAATTAGGTTCTTATTTCGTTGTTTGAATACTTCGTAATTGTTCGTCGTTACAATGATAGGCACGTACATAGTAGATTCCGCTATATGTACTAGGCATCCGTCTTCGTCTAGAATTGGCAACCCGTCTTCGGTGGTTACGTATTGTACAACTTTTAAAAAGCATTGCGGACTAGTTACCAATTCCTCGAAATACTCGGCCATATCTTGGGTCATCCAGTTCGAGTTTAACTCTAGCGTCTTTACAGCGTTTAGATTCATTGTAGAGTAGCCAAATTCTTCGTAATTGTACGACCATTGGCCACCGCTAACAAAGCCCGTCACGTCTTGGTTGTATTCCTCGCGGGTTATTTCGCCACGTTCGTAACTCTTAAGCTGAAACGCGAAACTAGAAAACGACCCCATGCGATCTAAAAATACTACGTCGTATTCGCTAATCTGTGTACGTCGGTCTATGTCTACTCTATATTTACGGCTTTTTTGCGTGCCGTCTTCAAACCAAAATAAATAAAATGTAGTGTCGTCTTTTATTAGCGGCAAAGTTCCGACGCTAGGCGTTAACGTTCCGTGATTGTTCGGGCCTACTGCTATTTGCTGTATTGCCGCGTTGGTTACTATGGTCTTACTAAACAAGTCGCCGTTTGAGTTTTGAAATACTATCTTTTTGCCGAACCTCGCACGTGCGTTTAACCATAGGTCTTGAGCAATAGTGCAATAGAAATTTGTTAAAGGTTGGTTTGTTAGCCAGTATTTCGTCGGGTCGTTTAGGTTGTATTCGTCGGCGTTCCAATATACGAACTCAGTCCATCGCCTAGCGCCGTTAAACACGTTGCCGCTAGATAGCGTTTGTACGTCGTAGGTTGCTACTTTGCGGTTGTCGGCATAGGTTACCGAGCCGTCAATGTTTGCATCTGTTACGCTAGACCATGCCACGCTAATTTCGAACCATGTAGCTGATGAGTTGGTAACTGAGTGCAAGCCCTCTACTAAAGGGTTAGCCGTACCGCCGTCCGCTTGCATTATGTTTATTTGGTCGCCTATTGCAAACGTGTTGGTTACGTTCACGCGTACAAAGCCGCCCGAGTTGGTTAGGGCCGACGTGTAGCTAAACTCGGCTAGGTATTCTTCGCCCGTCTTTATCTGGTATTGGTAGTAGCTGTTCGCCGCGTCGTGGTCAAGTGTTACGTTCGGGTCAAAGTCCCAGCTTACATAACTTGAAAGGAACTTACTAAAGTCTATTTCGCCGTAACCCGTGCCAAACGTTGGGAGGGTTTTAAAGCGGCCAATTTGCGTTGCGCCGTTGTATACGTCAAAAATGTATTTGAAACCCGTGTTGTTCTTATTCGTGCTGTCAATAATGTACTTAACGGGGTTGTAAGCGGGTGTAAAGGTTTGGGGTCTTGCGATAGTTGTCTGTGCCATAACTATATTAAAATTCTAGTCCGTGTTAATTTAGAACGCAAAGTAGGCGTCGTCTGTGAAGTATTGTTCTTTTATGTAGGTAGTCGCGTACCTTACGGCGTCCATTGCGTCGTCGAATAGCTTAACGGGTTCGTCCGTTATGGTGTCCCCTACCTTTTTCCATTTGTAGTTTTGGTATTCCTTTTCTAGATTCTTGTCGGCCATAGCAAACACGCCAAAGGTTTTAATGTTATCAATACCCTTTTTTACAACCTTGTTAGCGTTAAGGACGTTGTAACCCGCGTTGTTCATTTCGGCTATAATTTCGGGGCGTGCGTAGTCGGCTATTATTTCCGTTTCCTTTTCGACGTCTAGCGAAGCCATGCGGTCGATTAGGTTTGAGGTTGTTAGGTAGCTTTCATATATTACAGGTTCTATAAATATGTCTTTTTCATGCCAGTAAATACGCATTAAAGCGGTCGGGTGGTTATACCCAAAGTCTAGGCCGTAAACGAACTGAGTAAAGCGTGCGGGTCTGTGCGGTAAGAACGTCCAGTTTGAATATATGTTAGCTTTGCTTATTGCGTGTTCGCCTAGTGCGTAAATTTGGTATAGTGCTTCGTCGGTTCGTTTAAGGTCTTCTATCTGTCGTTTAATGCTGTCGGGTAAAAAGGGATTGTCGCGGTAGGTGCTTTTGATTAGTACACTTTCGTCTTTTGGTAGTTCGTAAAGCCAGCTTGTTGAGTCGGACGGGTTGTAATCAAAGATTAGCTTTTGTTCGGTACGCATATTCAACTGCGTAAAGTCGTCTAGGAATAGTTCGTTAGCCTCGTTACACCACGCTACATGGCGCTTGCGTCCGCGTATCTTTTGCTCGTCGTCTACACTAAAGAACTCTACTATTGATCCGTTCGGGAACGTGTAAATATGCTCGCTCATGTTATGGCTAGTCTTGTCGTATATTCCCGCCTCTTTAAGCACTTCTAAAAAGTCGCGCATAGCCGTAGCCCGTAACGCTGGGAATGTCTTACGAATTATAGATACCACCTTTTGCGGGTTCTGTAGGCAGTAAACCATTATAAGCTGACAAAGTGAATACGTCTTACTTGAACGCGAGCCACCCTCGTTAATGATAAAACGCGCCTCGTTGTTGTAAAGCGCGTCGTAATTCCGTTCAAAAACTATTGTAGACTTTAGCTCCATTACTCTAGTTCTTTGGTGTCAGGTCGAATGATTGAAATTTTTATTTCGTTTATGTTTTCGCCGTTGCTAGTTACGTCCGTCTTTTCGGTTAGGTTATTCAAACGTTGGGTTATGGACGGGTTGTATTGGCCAACCATGCCGCCTTCTATTTGGTCTTGGCGTATTGCTTTCTTTACGCGTTGGCAGATGTGGCAATATGCGTCGTACGCTCCATTGCTATTTTTGAAATAATGATCTAGTGTTACGCCTTGTTCAAAGCCCCAAACTTCGAAACCCTCCATTGTTAGGGGTACTCTTAGCTTTTCTTGTACTACTTTTCCGCTTTGTAGGGCTTTGTCTATTACTCGGGGGTTTGAGTGTACTTTTTCCTTGTAGGCTTCGAACATTTCCCATAGCTTTTCTGGTGTTTCTATGTACTTATGTTTTGGCATTTGGTTTCGTGTTTTTATAGTGGTCTAAAAATTGGTCTTCTGTCAGTTCTTCTACGCATAGTAGGTTCGGCATGTCTGTTAAGTAGACTATAATGTGGTTTTCGTCTTTTCTTAGTTCGACTTCGACCGCGTGGCCTATTTGCGTCATGTTTACGCCCATGTCTATAAGATAAAAAGCCATTACTTTTTCTTTATTGAGTTCACGTATTGCGTTAGGGCCTTGCGTTTGTGCGTTTCCCATACTCTATTGCACACGGCGTAACGTTGGCTTTCGTCTGGAAAGCTATTAACACTTTCCTCGGCGGCCATACAACGGGCTATGTACTTTTCTTTACCCTCTCCTTTAATTGGCTGTGGCATCTTTTCGTCTTTTTCTAGTGCGTTTAACAACTGGCTTCGGTTCTTCTATTGCGTCCGCTTGCATTATTTCTTGATCTATGCCAGTATAGTCTATTACTTGTCTTTCGCTTTCAAATAAGTAGCCTAGGCCTATGGTTGTGTAGTAAATAAAGCGCTTAGGGTCTATTTTGTCTACTTCTATACGGCGTTCTCCTAATACGCTGTCGTATGTAATGATTGTTTTGCCTTTGTATTCTTCTTTAATTTTCATCTTTCGTCTTTTTCTATGGTTTCTACTATTACACCTAGCCCGCTCAAAGCAATAAAGCACCCCGTTAAAAACAAAGCGTGTCGGTATTCACATAGGGCTATTAACGTACCTATTGCCATAACGACTATGCCCGCGGCTATCTTACTGGTCTTTTCCATTTCTATAACTATATTCGATTTCCTTAATTCTTTGTTTCAAAGCCTTTATCCTGTAGTAGGCTGAGGTTCTAGGTATGTCGAAGAACTCGGCCATTTCCCTAGATGTTTGGCGGC